ACTCTTGATATTTTTCTTCTTTTTCTTCTTCTGTTAATTGATCTGGAGAAACAGACATAGTTTGCTCCTAAGTTTAAGTAGCTGGTTGTGCTTTCAACCACGCTATAATGGAAGTTTTTAATTTATCTCTAGTTAATTCAGGATCCTTTCGATACAAATCAGCTATAAACTCTTGAAAACTTTTAGGCATACCTACACCCCCCACGTCTTTTTTCCCTTGAAACTCTGGAACTCTACTAGGTGGTACTTGTCTATATAAAGACACAAAAGTAGTAAGAGCATCTAAAGCTGTAGGAAAGTTCCCACTATATGGATCTGGTTTTAATAAATCTGTGTATGCTTCTTCATAAAACTCATCGTCTAATCCACTTACATCATCTGGTCTCCCCGATAATCTATTTCTTTGCCACTCAGTTAATTTTACCCCTCCACTACCAGTACCTCTTGCTTGTGCAGCTAGTAGATCTTTGTATAAACCTATTTCATCAGCTAAAGCTGCATCTCTTGCACTTAGTTCGGCTTTTCTTCCTGCCGATCTAGCACCTAGAAAATGTCCACCTGTGGATCCAATAGAAGCATATCCAGATCTAGCCGCTTCGCCTATTTCTTCCGATAGACCTCTTCTTTCTTTAAGTAGTTTCATTAAATTGTTTGAAATACCAGAAACTTCACTTGTAGGTGCTTCAGGCATTTGAGCCGTCTGCACAAGAAAAATGTTTTTAAATTCTTCTTGTTGTTCTTTAGGCATTCCTAAAAATTGTTGAGGAGTTAAATTAATTCCTAAAGAGTCTAAAATTTGTTTCGCCTCTTCTATTTGTTGTGCTGAATAAACTACACCAGCATCCTCCATTCCCGGAATTATTTCTGCTAAAAACTCTTTTGTAATTAATTCTTCGTCTGGTGAATATTCTGTAACCCTATATTTTTCTTTAAGCTCAGAAAGCTTACTTCTGTAAAGTCTTCCCATATCTTTTAAGTAAGCCTCAATATTATCCGTACCTCCTTGAGATACATAAGTTCTTATTTCTTCTTTAAAATTATTTTTAAGACTTTCTACTTCCGCTTTGTACCCTTCAGGTCCTTGGTCCTCGGTTATTGTTTCTGTGACCTCTACCGTTTCTTCCATCATCGGAGCAGCACCGTTAGTGGCTGGCATATCTGGGACCTCTGGATTCGCAACCGTAGCCATCATGTTCAATGCTTCGTTTACGTCTTGGTCACCTTCTTCAAATAAATCCATGCCTACCATTCCACCAGTCTGCATTCCCGGATAAGGCACGGAGCCTCCTCCCATCATGGGTATTGGATCAAGGCCAGACATAATGCCTTGTTCACGATTTGAAAATAATTGTCTATTTTTCCAATTCATATTTATTACCCCGGAACATTAAAACCAAATAAGTCCGCTATTCCTTGTCCATAGTTAAATGTATTAGGTATAGGATTCCATGTAGTTTGAGATCTAGTTGTAGGTAGCATACCTAACATGCCTTGTAGTCCTTGCATACGTCTCCATGGTTCTTGGGCCATGTTACTAGCAGCGTCAAACTGAGCGCCGTACATCTGATCTTGTATGCCTCTACCGATACCACCCATTTGATTAAACGCATCTATTTGATTCATTAAACCTTCTTGACCTGTCATGCCTAAGTTTCCAAACATTTGGCCTAACCCACCAAGTCCTCTTGCTGCGTTTTGTGCTGCCGTTGTGGCTTGTCCAAATCCTGTCGAACGCAATCCACCGATACCTTCCATCATGCCTCTACCAAAGGCTCTTTCTCTTTCTTGTTCCATTAATCTACCGCGAGATCCTCCAAAAGCACCTGAGGTTACAGCTCGGTCTCTGTTCGCCATGCTTTGTCGTGCATTGGCTTCTTGCATATCTCTAATGCTTTGCTGTACTACGTCTTGCTCAAACGGATTGTAAAACTGGCTAATACCACTAGGAGTGTAGTAACCAGCTCCTTGTTGCATCATTTGTCCGCCTTGTTGTATGTATGGAGTAAACCCACCAAGGCCACCAGCTAAAGTTCTGGCTCTCATTTCATACGGATCCAGTCCTGCTACTTGTCTAACAGGAACAGGTATAGGCTGTCTTGCTAAACCAAACGCGGATTCCAAGAATCCACGACGCATGGCTTGAGCATACGGCTCTTCATAAGTAGCTGTAGTTGAGGGTCCTCCTCCTTGTGCTACACCAGTAAATGTTTTTGGGTCAAAGTAACTCATTATCCCATCCTCTCTGCTTCTTTCATTAATCTATATAAATTCTTTGCTCCGATATTATCGGTAGCTTTTCTTGTCATAACAAATTCACCCGGCTCTAATCTTGCTAGGGTTATGTCTCCAGGTCCTTGGTCCAAGCTCGCTAATCCACCGTGTTTCATCTCAGGTGGAGGTGCATTTGCATATCCTACGCCTGGCATTAATGCAGGCTGTAAGTTAAAAATTCTGTAATCAGGCATACTTCCTAGTCCTTGCCCACCGCCATAGGCTTCTTGACCTATAGGAATTTTAATATCTTGTTCTCTTTGATTTTTTAAGTAGTTTAATAAAGCCAGTTGTCCTAAAGGAGAATTAACTACATCACCTACTCCACTCATAATACCTTGAGCTCTGTCTTTTCCTCTTTTACCGCCAACAAATCCTAAAAGAGTATCTAACCAATTTGGTTCTCCAAATTCAAGTGGTTCAAAAATACCGGGGTCAATTTCTGGATATAAATCGGGGTAAAGTTCTTTTAGAGTATCTGTAGGATCTCCTAGACTATCAGGGTTCCATTCCCATACGTCGTTAGGATCTGTTGGATCAAAAGGATCGTAAGAAAAATCAAAAGGATTATCTAGACTTTGCTCTAAGTCCGTTAGCCAATCTCCAGAATCAGCAAAATATTGATCGTAATCTCCCGAAAAAGATGGAACATCAGATGTATCAAAGAGATCATCAAACACCATAGCATCAGGGTTAAAGCTAAATATCCCCGCAGTGCTAGGATCATAGGAAAAGTCTAGATTAGTAGTCTCAGCTAGAGACTCATCTAGGTCGTCTAGCCAACTTGTATCGCCTAACCAACTTGTATCATTTGCCATAGTATCTCCTATAATATCTCTTTTTCTATTCGTTGTCTTGCTTGTTAGAAGCACCAAAGTAGAAAGATATGATAGCACTTGCTAAGCCACCAAGATAGCCTAATACAAGGTTTATCAAAGCTTCTGAGTTTTGCTCTGGGGGCTGGATGGTTACTAAAAATATATAGCCCATAAACCCACCTACTACAGCTACACCTATTACTCTAGCCGTCCAATCTCTGCTAAATTTGTTTCTTGCATCTTGTATATCGGCTGTTTCTAATGCAAACAGATCTATATCAAGTTCTTTCATCTTAATTTCAAAGTCTGTTTCTACCTTTTTTAGCTCTGCTAATTGCTCAGGAGTAGCTGTTTCCATTGCTTTTTGTATCTTCTTTGGTTCAGGATCACATCCTAATACCTCTGAAATCATATTCGCAGCCATACCACCCATAGGACCACCTAAAGCGGTTCCTATAGTTGGGGCGACTGTTCCTACTAACGTTTTTAATATACCTAGTTTCATTATGGTCTCCTTGATGATTTTTTATAATTAGATAATTTGCTCTTTTTCACTTTCTTAATGTCCGCAGAAGTAATCTTATTACGAGGTTTGGCCACTCTAGCCAATCTCCTTTGTTTTTTCGTATATTTACTAAACGGCATATTAATCTCCTTCCAAGACTCTATCTCTTAATCTAATGGCTCTATCTCCTACTTGAGATGCCCATTTAGAGTCTAACATCTCAACCGCAGCGGTTTCCCAATCCCCTTCTTGCATGGCACCAAGGAACTTTTTAAATTTACTGAGTCTAGGATAACCTAAGTTAAAGCACATATTAGCTAAAACACGTTGTCTGTTATCTCCTAATCCTCTCCACCATGGAGTATTTCTATCTAATTCAGAGCAAACAATATCAATGTCTTTATTTAAGTATTCTCTAATTGTTTCGTTAGGTATAGGTGTACCGACAGGCTTCCCAAACTCAGGATCATTTTCTAGAATTAAATGTCCTACTCCTAACGTAGCTAAACCTAGATGATCTTCATAAATTTCATCAATAAAACCTTCATCAAGCTTTAACTCTTCTATTAATTTGTTTCTATCCATCATAGTATCTTTATCGTTGTTGCTCCATTTGTTGACACAGATAACTCTCCTAAACCAGTTACTCCTTCTACTCCTCGTTCTGTTCCTACATAAAGATCTACCCACTGCTTACCGTTCCAAAGCTGTAGTTGATTTGTAGAAAGGTTCCAAATTATATCTCCTGCTGTAAATTTATTTTCATTTCTTTGTGTTTCATTAACAGATAACGTTGCATCAACGTCTACCTTGTTTAAATTTAATTCTAATACTCTTACTAAACGGTTGAACGTTTCGGGGGACAACTCCCCCATAGCTATAGGCAATCGCGTTTCTAAAATCTTTGCCATTATCTTCTACCATTTGGTCGCACATCCATACGCATAGCACCAACTCTAAACCCAACTCCCGATCTAGCACCTAATGAACCATCATCATCTGATTCAATTCTAAGGGCAACTTGTCTTGCTCTAAGCCTAGTATCTATCTTTGTGGTTGTGGCAGTGCAAGTGCTTGTTGAATCCGTAGACAAACTTTCTCCGGGGTAGTTTCTTTGCTTTAAAACAACATTAACGGTTTGGCCACTTCCTCCACTTCCTGTAAATTTAATATCCGGGATAATTTTATTAATAGATTGGAACTCTTCTCCATTGCCTATTGCAAAGTCACTGGACTCTATATAGACGTTATCCATGGGGGAACCGTCAGCATCGTTACCTGTTTCATGGTTATACAAATAGCCTACGTCGCTTGTCGTGTAAGAACCTATGGGAGCATCGAATATGCCTTCATCTATCCAAGATGTTCTGTTTAATTCCCCTATGCTCCAAACACTTTCTTCATAGTTGAACACAACGTATTTACTAATTGTTGTTTCTCCCGCAGCACAATAGAACCAACCTACTTCATCAAATTCTTTATTTAGAAACCCAAATACTTGGAAGGCTTGACCTTCATTCAAATCGCTAAATACATAGTCTTGTACGGTGCATGATATGTCTTGTACAGTTCCGTTATAGGTATAAAACCCTTTTTTATCCATCCAAAATATACCTTTAGGAGTATTAACAGCAGCGTTAGGTCCAATCAATCCTACTCCTTCATTCACTAAATTGACTGAAAAAGTGAAAGGCTGACCGACAAAGGTCATTGAATAAAGCGAAGTGTCTGTCCAAACCAATGTTTCTTGTCTGGCTCTAATAGCCCCAATAATTTGAGAACCTGCTGATAGTCTAAAAGATCCAGCTGTATTAGTAGATAGTGGTTCCCACTGAGCAGCATTTTCTTGGTCACTCCATGCAATAAACATTGGATCTACTGCTCCTGTTCTAGAACTTCCAGAAATAGGATCTGCTCCAAAACAAATAACGTGTCTATCTATATCACTAACTAAAGTCTGTAATGCTAAGGTAGGTGTTAAATTTGCTCCGCTTAATGCACTTAATGCAACTGCTCTATCTGTGCCTAGTGTTTTAGCGCTAGTATCCCAATAATATATTCCGCCAGCTCTTACATTCATAATCAGATCTTCGCCGAAATTATCGTGCGACCATAACCTTAATTGATTAGAAGCTGTTATTGCCGTTGAAGAACCCCAAGTACCTGCACCCCAAGTACCTGCACCCCAACCTGTAGACTCTACATAACTATCAAGACCGACGTTGATCTGATACGCACCGACCACAGAACTGCCCCCATTACCACTGTCACTGGCATTTGCTGTAACCGTATTTCCGTCTGTGTCTTTTGCGGTTATCGTATAAGCATTTGCACTTGTTACAGTAGCGATTTGGTATTCTTGATTTAAAACAGCAGCAGTGACTAAACCACCTAAAGTAGCTGCACCACTAAAAGTAACAAAATCATTAGCTACTGCTCCATGACTTGAGTCCGTTACCGTTATTGTAGAACTACCGTTAGTAGCCGAAAAAGTAACATCTCCAGCAGAAGTAGTAACTCTTAAAGGGGTAATATCGTAAAAATTATCCCCTTCTTTAACGTAATACTTCCAAGTAGCTCCTATTCCTAAGTATTTAGTAAGTTCTAAATCTACCCAAGCGTGTAGTGCTCTAGCTGTGGATTTAAAAGTGTTTAGGGTGTTCTTAGCCCAACCACCTATTTTTTCAGGGAGGGCTTTACGAAACCTTATGAGATTAGAATCGAACCACCCACCGTCATTAGAGTAATCCGTTCCTTCTCGGTTTATCCCTGGTCGAAATATAAACTTTTCTAATGACATTGCACATTCTAAAAAACTTGACTACTAAGTATACTGGCCATTCCAATGATTAAAGAGGCAAGTGTTGTAATAATTAACACTTCAAGACGTTTGATCCTATAAATAGTCTCACGCCACCTCTCGGCACAAACTGCTTCGTGCTTATCTAAATCGGCTGCTACTTCCATAGTAGTTTTTCTAGGCATTATTTATCCTTAGCTTTTCCTATGTTTAAAGCTAAAAAGTCTATGGCCTTATAAAGCTTACCTAATAACTCATCCCCTTTAGGAGTAGGAGTTACGGCAGCCACCAATGAAGCTATTGCAATAATAGCAGTTATCCACATAAATATATTAATCCACATCATCGTCTTTTACCTCGTTTTCTATTTCTGTTGGTTGTTCTTGCATATCCCAGCAATTAAGGTTGGAAGCGACAGTTCTTCTTTCGCCCTCTCCCTTAAAAGGATATACCATGTGTTGCAACCAAGAAGGGAAAACCAACATTTTTCCTACTTCTGGTTGTATAACAAAAGACTGAGGCGGTCTCAATCTATCTGAGTTCATTATTTCGTTTCTTCCGTACTGAAAAGCAATATAGCCATCGCAATCCCCTGACGAATTGTATAAGGAATAGGTTGGTGATCCCGCAATAGGTTGATCTAGTATCTGTTGTGGAACTTTTGTCCAACCAGTAGTGGATATACCCATTATGGTTTTAGTACCGTGATCGTGTATGGGGTTATAGTCGCCTTCATAACTGTGTACTGACCAAGTTTCATCAACCGCTACGGCTTTAGGTGCTTTAAGATTAAGACCAGTATTTTGAGCAAAGAAATTAATATAATCTGCTCCTAAACTACATACAAAATTTGTATATTCCTTAACTCTTGGATCATCATTGTCCATGAGTAGTTGTTCGCCTTGTGCTATTTGACCAACCAAAGTATCAGCTAAAGACTTTTTATTTTTATCTTCAAGGTATTCATCAAGATAATCATTCAAGTCATTTACCATACTCTCAGGCATTTGTGTATCCATAACAAAGACACTAGGCATGTTATGTACTGTTACGTCAGCCATTAACTTGGTACGCTAAATGATTCGTCAGGTACTGGGTTGCTAGGTGGATTAGTAATAACACTATCTACCTGACTAGCAAATGTTACATCCCACTTAGACACAGGACACAACGCTACCAAGTCTGCATTACTAAACGTACCTTTAGCTGCTTTAGTAAAGTTGTTTGTTACTGCTCCCGATATTGGGTCAGTATCAGACGCATTTACTTCTACTACAAAAGTGCTGGTGTAGTAAGTTGCATCACCTTCGCTATCGTTTTCGTATTGCATTTCCAAATGCCATTTTTCCACTTTACTGGATTTGACATAAGGAATGGTTCTTACGAGTTTTTTGCTTACTGCCATTTTTTACTCCTTATTTAAGTTTATCTTCTAATACCTCGACTTTAGCCGAAAGTTCTTGTACTGCTTTAACCATGATTGGCATCAAAGCGGATTCACCAACTCTTTGTCTGCCGTCAGTGGGGTCTTCTTTCCACATATCAAAGCCATCTTTAAAATCATATTTGTCTATTACTTCTTTTACTTCTTGAGCAACAAATCCATGATTATATTTGCCATTCATAACTCTTTCTTCAGAATCAGCTACATGAGTATTTAATTCTTCTGGAATATCTTTTTCTTTTTTCCATCTAAAAGTTACTGGTCTTAGTTCATTGATAAAATCTAAACCAACTTTTTCGTCTTGTATATCTTCTTTTAGTCTTACGTCAGAAGGAGCAGACCAAGTAGTACCCCCCAAGTCACAGGCAGTATCATCAGCACCATAACCAAAAACAACTGTTCTATTACCATTACCTAAAGCATTGTAACCAAGAACTATTTGACCGTTTGCTGCTGCTGCAGAAGCATGAGAATAAGCACCTAAACAAGTATTATCTGTTCCAGTTGTAATCGCAGTAGAGTAATGACCTGCTTGATAGCCCATAAATGTATTGGTGCCACCAGTTGTTAAGTTGTTTCCTGCAAACGTACCCATCGCTACGTTATAAGACCCTGTTGTGCATTCCGTTAAACAGTCATACCCAAAAGCGTTGTTATAACCACCAGTTGTATTTGCATCTAAAGCATTCCTACCAAAAACAGCATTAGCTGCTCCAGTAGTGTTATTGGCTGCTGCATTAAGCCCAACTGCTGTATTATTATCTGCTGTATTATCTTCTAATGCCTGATGCCCAAAAGCAGTATTGCCTGACTCAGTGGTTACTGCTCCTATTGTAGCATAACCCATACCTACATTATTATTCCCTGTAGTGACTGCTCCTAAAGAATAAGTTCCAACTGCTGTATTATTCTGTCCTGTGGTTAAAGCGTCCATACTTTCATGTCCCATAGCTACATTTAATGTACCTGTAGTGCATGCAGTTAAAGCAGCATAACCAACTGCAATATTTGCATTTGCTGTCGTATTTGCATCAAGAGCAAAAGAACCAATAGCAACATTGTAAGCACCAGTAGTATTTGCATATAAAGAATTTCTGCCTATGGCTACGTTGTAATTTGCTGTGGTGTTATTGGTAAGAGCAGTAGTGCCAATAGCTTGATTATAACTTCCAGTTGTATTTGCATCTAAAGAAAGATTACCAATAGCTATATTTTCTTCTCCTGTAGTGTTAACTAATAAAGCATTTCTGCCAACTGCTGTGTTGTTATTTGCTGTAGTAACACTTGCCAAAGCAGCACTTCCAACTGCTGTATTATATTGTCCTGTAGTTGCAGCAGTTAAAGCATTATAACCAATTCCTGTGTTACTGTCTGCTGTTGTAGCAGCAGCAAGAGCATTACCACCT